ATGTACTCCTAAATTTGTATCATCTACTAAGTCAGTATAAATATAATCTCTGCCGTGTCGGTAGTTCTGTCCTACTTCTGATGCTGAAAGTGCTTTAGAGTAGAATCTAAACGCACCTAGTTTTATGTTAGAATGATAGCCATCTGTTCTTTTACCAATTAAAATTGGGTCAGTTATAGATGTGTATGTGCCATTATTTGCAGAAGTTTTGGTAGCATCTAAATCGCCATCTATATAGATAAACATCTTATCGTTTGTATCGTCATAAACGCAAACTAGATGATGCCAAGTTGATGTTGATAACGCAGTAGATGAAGATAAATCCTGTGCTGAATTATAACCTCCCGAAGATGTTCCTGCGATAAATCGAATGTTTCCGCTACTGTTGTTAAATCTTATGTCAAACTTTTGGTCTGACGAACTTCCGTACAAAGTAGCCAACATTTCATCTGCTGCTATTGATATAGGGTTAATCCACATCTCTACACTCCAATTAGTTGCGGAAGAAAAAGAACTGTCATTTGCTATAGTCATATAGTCATTAGCACCATCAAACGTAAAGAAGCCACCATTATCAATATCGTGGTCTGTATTTGTAAGAGAGGTTAAAGTAGCATTCCTGCTGTTACCGCTTATATCAGTCCAAGTAGTTGTATCTGTTGCAGGGTCATACGAAGTTGTATCACTAGCGTTAAGGTGTAGTTCTAAATCATCGGCATTATCAGACAAAGGGATTGTTACATCGTGTTCTGATATATCATACCATATATCACCATCTCCATCGTAACTATCTACATCGTTAGCGTCTAAGTGTAGGATTAAACCTTGTTCTGCATCTGCTGCTCCAACATCTGCTGCTGCTACTTCTGTATCTATAAGTCTTTCGTTAATCGCCATATAAAGGGATTTTAGAAGTTAATATCGTACTTTAATATAGAAGCTTTAGTAGTTAGGGCGTCTATCTCTCCCTCTTTAGTAATTACGTTAGATCTAATATCAGCTCTTTCGGTTACGATATCGCTAGGTATAGCCGTACTTAATTCTGCTTTTCTTACTACGTACCAGTCGGTAGGCTGTAGTTTATCGTAGGCTAGTTTTTTAAGCTCTTCTTTTCTTTTAGTTTTTAGTTCCGCTACGGTCTCGCTAATAGTTTTAGCTTTTACGTCGTAGGTAAACACTTCTCTAGTAGCGTTAGCGTCATCCGGAGTAGGAGAGACGTAAGCGTTATCGAAATGTAGGTTATAAATAACTTGAGTTACCGGATCGTAAGTAGGTACTACTACGTCGTAGAATCCGTACTCTTCTAACTTTTCGGTAGAAAGGTTTCTACCTCCTCCTGCTATTAATTTACTTCCAGATTTAAAACTATTAGGTATAACGCTATACTTAATAATTTTACCGTCTTCTATTCTTGCTTTCATTATATAGATTGTGATATAGTTAAGAAAAAGGTATTTGCTGCCGTACATACTACCTGGATAAAGTTTACCGCTCCAGAAGTAGCCGAGTAAGTACCGTTAAGTGTTGTAATAGTATTACTAGCCGTATCGAAAGTTAAAGAGGAAGTACCTCCCGAGTCTGTTACTATAATAGTTTTAACATCTCCTATCGAAGCGTTAGTAAAGTTTAAATCTACTGCGATAGAAGAGGTCATAGTAAATATCGAAGCCGTATCGAAGTCTACGTCTAAATCTGTCGCTGCAGTTAAGGCAGAAGAGCCTCTTAGACTATCTCCCGTACCCGAATTACCGTATATATCGCTAGTCATAGAGTTTACGGCTATAAAGGCATCTCTTAGAGTACTCCCTGTCCCGTCGTTGGCGGACAATCCTACGTTTATATTTGTTCTTGCCATTTTATATTAATGTTTGGTCTACTGTTATTTCTGTTGTATCTACTTTATATAATATACTATCTACCGATAGCTCTAAAACGTCTTCTACCCAGCAAGCCGGAGAGGAAGCGATAGGAATAGCGTCCGTGGTATCGTTTGTGTCTCCCCATTCTGTAGAGCAGTATATCTTTCCCCAGTTAATGCTATTTGCCATATCTATATAATAACTTTTTACTCGTTTTGTTATCTAGTTTTTTAAAGAAAGTCTCTAACTTTTTAATATTATCTACTTTCGGCTTATAATTCTTTATAGCACCCATCCCTCGAAATTAGCGTCTTTATCCGGATATACATCCTCGTTACTATTCGTATAATACTCGCTAAACTTACTCGCTGCGTTAAAACTCATATAAGAAATAAACCGATCCGTATAATACTGTGCCGTATCTCTCTCCTTTTCTATAAGGTAGTCTATATCTTCTTTAGATAAGCTCTCTCCGGTCTCGCTAGTATGCTTAAATACGCCTTTATTAGAGATAGTAATACTAGCAAAGGGAAGGTATTCTACCATAGCCCAGTGAACTAGCATAGGTTTTACGTAATCGTTTACTAGGTTAAGATAGTCTCCCGTAAGAGTATCTCCGGTTATCTTAGTCTTTATAGCGTTTAGTAGATCCGTCCCTAGATAGTTCTGTATATGCTTATCCTGGGCTATCTTAATAAACTGTATAAACTGATCTGTATCCACCGAACCGTTTAAAGCGGTAAATTTAACGATATCTTTTCTCGATATAAGTAATGCTTCTGCCATTATCTAGGGTTTTTATATCCGTTATTCGGCATATCTACCGGTCTCTTTGCTACTCTAGCGTCGTTTACTTCGGGCTTTAATCCTTCCGCTTTAGCTCTATTTACCGATACCTCGGCGTTAGGGTTTTTAGCGTCCGGGTTTACTCCTTTAGCCATATAGGTTTTACGCATCCAAAAATGGTGGCATTGCGCTCCGCCTTTATAAAGCCATATATCGTAGGTAGAAGCTCCTCCTTCTCCAAATCCAGCGTTTACTGCTTTAGTACTCATAGCCATTATATCCTCTTTTCGATATATTTTAGCCTGGTTTACCATTTTCTTACAAAACTCTCTAGAAGTATCTTTAGTAGATAAAGGAGCGTACTGATATCTTACCTTAAATCGTAAGCCGTCTACCTCTTCGTCCTGTTCGCTTTTAGCGTTAGGTCTAGCCGTTCCCGTAGAAGCTAACCCTATCATCTTATCTAAGGCTTCTTCCTGTTCGTAATCTACCGGTCTTTCGTCTACTAGCTCCCATTCTTCTAGATCTTCCTCTTCTCCTAGGTCTTTTAGTAAATCAAATATTTTATCGTCGTCGAAGTCTTCCTCTTTAGAAAGTTTTACTCCCGTTTCTTCTTCTCTAGCTTCGTTAGTAATAGCGTTATCAGTCTCGATAAACTCTAACGGTTGAAGCGTTTTAAAGTATAATTTAAGGCTTATTCCGTTTACCGCTAGTATATCGTCGATAGCGTCGATAATAAGGTCTTGGTAAGGTTTAATAGTAATATTCTGGAATAAAAGACTTGCCGTCTTAATCTCGTCGGCATTATTACCTAATCCGTTATTACCAGATCTAATTCCTAGTAGTAAAGGCGAGGTAATTCTATGCGCTACCATTAATTTAGAAGCGCACTCGTTAGATAAGTACTCGTAATGCGCCGGAGCGTCGTTAAGAGGCACGTCGTCTATCGTAGTCTTAGAATCGGCGTTATTATTAAACGCTACTATAACCTTTTCTCCTCTAGCTCCCGTTAGTTTATTTAGTACTTCGTTTTTAACCTGTAACTGTTTCTCTCTATCCGGGACTCCGTTGTTGAAGTTAATTATCTTAGTGCCGGAAAAGCCAGACTTAACGTCGTTTACTAAATAATCGGCTATCTCGCTTTCAAGCTCAGCGTAAGATACAGATCCCTGGTAATCTACCGGGCAGTAATAATCGTAACCAGATACGTATTTTTTTACGATTTTTATCTCCGGCTCTCTTCCGTTTCCGTAGCCAAAAGCAGCTATTCTTTTAGGCTTAGAGCTAGGTTTTAATTTACCCCAGTCGTGGAAGTAATAATAAGCCTCTATATCTCCGTCTTCGTTACATTTTTCCGCTCTTAGCGTCTGTCTAGGGAAATGCTCTCCCTTTACTACCGCTCCGTCTTTATATAAGACTTGAAATGAAGCCTCTCCTAAGAGTTTTAAGTCTAAAGAGACCTTACGTAAGCAAGAGTTAGAGAAAAGGCTTCTAAGGGCAGCATATTCATTCGTCTTAGTACTAGAGTCTAAAGCGTCTAGTCCTTTTCCGTAGATAAGGTTACTAATACCGTTTATAATAGCGTTCTGAGTAGTACTCCCGGTAAATAAGTCTATAAGATACTGATAATAGTTATTATCTTCTCCGTAGGCTACCCAGTCTTTACGCTTATCCTCGACTACTTTAGGTTTATTATACGTAGATAGACTTACTACGTGAATATTCGATTTCGTTGCTTGATTTCTTGCCATTACAATACTATAAATTCATTATCGCTAGATCTTTCGGTATATACGCTATCGTTTATACTATAAGTAGATACTGTCTGGTTAGTACAGTATATTTTATCTCTATAAACTACGTTAGAGCCGTCTTTAATCTCTAGGGTATAGGTATTATCCTCTTTTAGAGAGAAAGTATCGGTAAAGCTATAATAATAGTCTACCGCCGTAAAGGAAGTAGCCGTATCGTTATAAGCTTCCGTATTTTTTAACTCGTCTTTTATTACTATCGTATAAGTAGTACCCGACGTATATTCTCTAGGAATAAAATTAAAGGTCTGACTACTATTACTCTCTTCTAGGATAATCATATATATATAATAAATTATCTCTGTTTTTGTTAAAGCAAAAAAAAAGGGTAACCGTTAAGCTACCCCTTTTCCCTTAATACATAATTACTAAGCGTTAGTACCTTCTGTTACTGTAACAGTAGCACTAGTCATTCCTGCGTAAGGATCTGCAGCCGTAGGAGAGTCTAAGAAAGCAGCTGGGCTAGTCTCTTGAGCCGTAAAGGTTAAAGTATAACCATTTAAGTCGCTAAGGGCTGTCCCGGTAGCTATTGATCCCCCCGATAAATCTGCGCCCTGCTCTTCTCCCATAAGGAAGACGTTTCCGTTATAATCTTCTACAGCGATATGTGGTCTACCATAAGCCAAAAGCTTCACTTCTTTATGGTCTTCTTTCGATAATTTTTTAAGAGTAATACTTAAAGTCTGCTCGAAGAAGGTAGTACCATTCTCTCTAGAAGAGTTAATCGTTTGCTCAAAGGAGTTAGTCCCTTTAAGCTCATATTTATAAGCGGTAAAAGTACCGGTAAGATCCGTAATCTCTTCGTCGGTCTTAGAAATAGTACCTAGGTCGCCGTAGTCGGTAAAGTAAACCGCCTTAATGCCTCCTACTGCGTCGAGGCAGGCTTCTTTACGTCCGCGTGTTAAGTCACAAGCCATAATATATATTTTTTATATTAAAAAAGGGTAGGTAGCTAATCCCACCTACCCCTCTTTTGGTTAATTATTATTTACTTCTTAGTTCGCTGAGTTAGCAATACCGTAAGTAACCACATCTTCGATAACTCCGACTTGCGCTCCAGCAGTAAATTTCATTACTACTCTTACGTTATCAGAACCGTCTAAGTCAGCCATATCTAAGACCTTCACCTCGTTATGATCTGCCAATAAACCAGTACCAAAGAATAAGTTATCTTTAGTAGTAGCAATAGCGTCGTTATCGGCTAATCCGTTAGCTACGAAAAGCTTAACTCCGTCGAAGCTTAAAGATCCGTTATTCCACCACTGAGTACCCATATTGTTAGTACCGTTAGCTCCTAATCCACTAGCTCCGAATCCGCCCAACGCTCTTACATAAGCTCTAGCGATGTTTTGAGATACGTAGATATAAAGTCCTTCGTTACCATACAAAGTAGAAGGAATCGCATCTACGATTTTTCCTAGCTCGTCAATACAGTTTGCAGCTGTCACGGTAGTACCAGCGATCTCTTGACCAGAAGGTAAGTTAGCGTCTTCAGAAACTAATTTAGTAAATCCGTTGAACTGTCCGTTTGTAGCAGTATCTCCAGACCATAAAGAACGCTCTGTACGATCTGCTACTTTAGCAGCTACGTGAGAGATTAAGTAATCGCTAAAAGCGGGAGGTAAGCTATCGTGAGCAGAAAAGCCCATAGAGATAGCCTCCCAGTCAGAGATAAAGTCGTTCTTACAAAGTTGTAAGTTTACTTGCTGGTATTCTGGTTGTAGAATACGCTCTGTCAAAGTAATAGTAGAAGTAGCAGAAAAGTCGCAAGTAGCATCTTTAACGATATCGTCGCTAGCTAGTTTCTTAATTACTTCTTTAAATTTTACGTTTGGTTTAATCGTTACTCCTCCAGCTTCTAGAGTAGCTCCGCTTAATAACGCTGCCGAGATGTACTGACCAGCACTCTCACCTGCGTATGTTGTAGTAATTGATGTTGTTGTTGCCATTTTTTATTTTTATTTTTTTGTAATTCTCGCTAAGACTCTATCGAAAGTAGTCTCTGCTCTTTTCTGAGAGTATAAGAAAACTGCCTTATCCTCTTCGGTCTCTGGGTTATGTTTTACCTTCTCTACTTGAGAAAGCTCTTCCTTAACTTCTTCGACGATATCTTCTAGTGCTTCTTCAGCTTTTTCCTCTGCGCTCATCTCCTCTTTAGACTCTATCATAGATTTAATCTCTTCGACCATTTCTCTGATCTCGGATAATTCAGCTTTAGTAGCGTATTCCATTTCTTCTTTTTCTTCGGCTAAGTCTTCTTCTACGGCTTCTACCTCTTCTTCGGCTTCCTCTCCGATAGAAGCGATAATACCTTCTTCTTCTACGACTAACTTAGTTCCGTCTTCTAGAGTATAATCTCCTACGGGTAAAGCTACCTTCTCGTCTTCCGTAACGATAAATACTTCTTTACCGGCTACCATTTCTTCTGCCTCGATTATAGTTCCGTTTTCTAACGTAGCTTGAGCTAACTCTACAGCTACTTCTTCGGCTTTAACTTCTACTGATAGAAGCTCTTTAGCCTTGTTTAAAATTTCTGTTGCATTCATATATATGTTAATTATTCCCGGTTATATTTATATATAATAAGATATATTTCTTTTTGTTAGGTTTTTAAGTGCATTCCGTTATAGCCGTTACTCCAGATGTAGTAGAAGTTGTTAAGACGAAGTCTGCGCTTTGATAAGAAGCCGAAGGCTCGGTTAAATAAGCTGGAGCGTTACCTGCTTGGCAAGCTATCTTCTCTCCTACTGTTGCTGCATCTCCTATTAAGGTAGCGAATCCGTGTACTATAAAGTAAGATCCAAAACCTCCTCCGCTATAACCGCAGGTACCGTCTCCTGGTCTACCGTTTACGATATAAACCTCGTCGCTCATAGTAGGTATATTATTACTACCTAAATGGATAAACTTATTATTTACTAAGGTATTATTAGTTTGTAAAGCGCACCCTTGCGATACACTTAAATTTTGACCGGCTGCTTTACCCCAGTTATCCGCCGTATATCTAATCCAAAACTCGGTTACCGCTGATTGAGTTACTGTTGCCGAAGTACAAGCTAAATTAGCTCCGGCGTTACTATACCCGGAAGGTACGGTTACATTAATTGTAATAGTTCTAGAAGTATCCGTAGTTACGTGACCGTTAAAGCTAGTAGGACTAATACTCGCTATCGTTCCTATATCTACGCTAGGAGTAGTAATAGCTCCTTTAAAGTCTACCGCAAATCCTGTAAAGGTTAAATCGTCGCAAGCTAAAGCTGGTTGGTTACCCGGCTGAGTAGCCGTAGTAGAACAAGCTAAGGTCGCTCCAGCGTTATAATAACCGCTAGGGACAGTAACGTCTACCGATAAAGTCCTTAAAGTATCTACCTCCGGGTCGTCGAAACTAGACGGAGAGGTAGCCGAGATAGTACCTATATCTATCGTAGGTAAAGTTATTACTCCGTCGTAACTTACGGCGAATCCTGTAAAGGTTATATCGCTACAAGCTAGAGTAGGCGAAAGAGGCTGGGTAGCTGTCGTAGTACAAGTAATAGTATTTCCCTCGTTTCCATATCCGCTAGGTACTGTTATATCTACGCTTAAAGTACGTAGAGTAGCTACGTTTACTAAAGAAAAAGAAGCTGGGCTAGTACTACTTATAGTACCGATATCTACAGTAGGCAGAGTTATAGCTCCGTTTATAGCTACGGCGAATCCGGTTAAAGTTACGTCGTTACAAGTTAAATCGGCTAAAACGGGAGCTGACTGTATAGCCGTAGTAGTACATATTATACTTTCGTCGGTATTACTATATCCAGAGGGTACTGTAATAGTTACAGATAAAGTTCTAGAGGTATCTTCCGTTACTGATGTAAAAGAAGAAGGACTAGTAGCGGTAATAGTTCCTATGTTAGTAGTAGGTAAAGTAATAACGCCTTGATCTGATACCGAAAATCCTGTTAAAATTAAATTATTACAGTTTAAAGGGTCTAATCCACTTACGTTATAGACGTCTTCGCTTCCGTCTACGAAGGTATAAGAGCTAGATCCGCCTCCTACTAAACTACCGACTCCTTGAGAGTCTCCGTCGCAACAATCTATTCTATAAGTACCGTCGGCGCATTGGCATCCTCTTCTTCCGCTCTTAGGGTAGGGTCTGTTATCCATTAGCTTAAACTAGCGTTTTGAGTTCTTTGTATAAAAAATATAATATCCCATATCTTAGCCGTCCCTCCGTGGGATTGTATTTTAGGAGTTAATCCGTTAGCTAAAGCGTTAGAGTCTATATAATATTGAAATACTTCGTGGCAGTTCTGCTCTACGTCGTTGCCTTTATAAAAAGCTAATACCTTATTTATACGATCGTATCCGTCTGCTCCCGTTAATCTAAAATCTAGATGCGTCTGATTTGCGTTAGCAGCTGACTTCTTAAATCCTACAGTAAACATATATACGTCGTTCTCGTTCTCTCCTACTAATTTATTAGAGGTAGTATTATAAAAATCTAAACTACTATGGCTTCTATATATAGTATTACCGTTATTAGTTAGCGTTACTTCCGTCTGGTCGGTTAAAGATAACTTACTAGAGGACGTATACTGATTATCTTCGTATCTAGTCCAGCCTAAAGACTTTACTCCTCCCTGCGGATATACTATTACGTTACTATTACCGTGTCCCATATATAAGGCATCGTCGGTATGTAGCATAGCTCCGTCTTCTATATTAACGCTATCTACCTCCGATTGGGACGTATGGTGTACGTGTACTTTATAAGAAGTATTCTTAGTAGTAGCCATTAGTCAATCGGTACGCAGTTAGGTACTTTTTTCCCGTTCTTCATCTTCCAGCCTATCATCTCGTAACCGTCGTAGCAAGGAGCTTTAAGCTCTTCCTCTAAAAGGTCTAGCTCTCTTAGTTTAGCTCCCGCCCATCTTAGACCGGCTTTACCTCCCCAGAGAAGATAAGAGATAGTACCGCAGGCTTCGTTATCTCCTTCGTCGTAATACTCACTCGCTCGACTTAGGTACGAAAACATTCTTTTTATCGTTTCGACACTTACGGCAGATCCCTGGGCAAGCTGTTGCGCTCTTACCTTTCCGACCTGCGTCGCACACTTGTTGTTTACTTTTTCGTTTAATTCTATTCCTCTTTTAGCGTTATTACTTACGGCTTCCGGATAGTCGGCGTACGACTCTAGATTAACTCCAGATAGGACGGTCTTTAATTCTTCTAATAAAAAAGCTTCTTCTTCTTCTTCCCATTTACTTAGTTTATTCGGCTCGTTAGGTCTCTCGGCTCTATCTGCGAAGTATCCCTCGATAGAAAATCCTTTAACCTTTCCAGTTTTTACGTAGTTATTCCATACGTCGTCGTTTAGAACTTTCATAGATAGCATCCAAGTACCTAGAGGTACGTCCATTCCGTATAGAGTAGTCTTATCCTTTTCTTTATCTTCTACGATCCAAGACTCTACGGCTACTAGTCCCTCTAAAGGTAGCTCGTGTTCTAGCGTAGATTTATTATAATTACCGTTTATAAAGAATAACTCGGAAGCTTTTCTTACGGTTTCTCTAGAGAAGTATATATAATACTCGTTTTCCTCGTTTCTTCGATAGATAGGTTTATTAGGAATTAAGGCAGCACCCATTAAGATGCGCTTCTCTTTGTTTACTTCCGCAAACTTAAATTCTGTAGATTTAAGAGCGATAAAGTCTTCCTCGATTGCCGGCGACTCTACTATTGACACTGCCTCTATTCCGGATACCTCGTCGGTCTCGTCTATAAATAATTCTATAATATCCATATATTAAATAATAAGATTTCTACTTTTTTGTTATCCGATAGAAGCCGACTCTACGATATTTCTATCTAAGCCTTGAGCCGTAGTAACGTCGTTAGATACTACGTAAGCTTTTACGGGTTTCTCTTCTCTTCCGCTAATCGTCTGCGCTAACTGGCTTTCGTCCGAAGCTCCTACGATATTAAACGCCGGAGGCTGGGACGCTGCTCCTCTAGGAGTACTAGAAGCTACGCTACCTCCTCCCCCTCCTTTACTAGGCTTAGGTACGGCTAATATAGATTTTATTTGTAATGCGCTAAACACTCCCGCTAGTCCTGCTTGTATAGCCGGGTAAGCCGGGAATACCGCCGTAATAGGAGACTTTTGAGCCGTCGTATAGGCGTTCTGTACCCCTTCGATACCGGATATAGTAGCGGAGGCTAAAGCAGCTGCTTTTCCTATCGCTGATCCTTCCCCGGCTAGAGCGGTTATCGCTGCTAGTCCTTGTTTTCCTTGCTCTATCTTAGCGTTAGTAACCGC